TCACGGAAGAACTCTCTGTCCATGCTGTCGCCACCACCCCAGCGCCACTTCTGCGCCTTCATCTTCTGCTCCATCTCAGGCAGTAGCGCCACGATCATCCGCTCAGTCAGCGGCTTGCCAGCCTTGCGTAACTCATACACACCACCCTTCCCGTAGAAGGAATACACATAGTCAATAAACATCATCTGCTTTCTCCTTGCTTGAATCGCCCGGTGACCGACCGGGCTGCGGTTGGGGACAGTGTCCCCGTTACTCTTGTGCTTCTTCGTTATCTTTGATCTCCTTGTCCTTGAGGGTCAGCGTCCACAGCACAGGCTTGCGGTTGGCTGGCGATGACTGAACTGCTGCTGCGTGTAGGTTAGACAGCTCCACCTGCTCGTCCCTCGTGAGCAGCATCCCCCAAGTATCGGGAAGGGGTGCGGTTTCGCCCAGCTTGGCGTCAAGCCTGTCCATCGCAGCCGCGACAAGCACTTTCTTGGACTCGTAAAACTGGCGCAGCTCGTCAGTCTTGAACTGGTACTCATGGTATGTACCCTCTGGTGTTTCAAAAGTCACCTTCACATTACTGAACGCAGCCCGGACACGGGCGGCATGGGTAGCCAGCTCACGCACCAATCTAGCGTAGGTATCATGGCGTCTCGCCTGTGTGGGGTTGGCGCGGCGTGCCAGCTCATCCATCTTGTACTTGCCACTGCGCCGGGCGACCTTGCGCGCATCCTTCTGCTGCTTGGCCTTGCGACACTCCCTACACAAAGGGCCAACCACCTTGATCGTCGTGTCCTCCCTCCACCCGTAAGCCCGTGCCTTGGCTGGCGTCGGCGTTGTCACGAACCCATTAATGGCCTTAACCTCCTGGCACTTGCAACACCATTTCATGTCGGGTGGCACACTTGCAGGGGCCTTGGGTTTGGGCAATGTGGCTGGGTCTTTCATGTACCAACCATGCTCCTGCGCAGCAGCAACAAGCATGGACTTGAGCTTCTTCGTCGATATGTACTGCGGCTCATGCATGTGATCGATGGCCTCCAGTGCCCGTAACACGGCAATATATGTAGCTCTGCGTGGGTCAGTCCCACGCTGCTTGAGCGCGTGGCTGCACATATCGATGGCCCAATGAAAGGGTAGACGGTCTTTCTCCTCCCAGTTGAACGTGCGGTTTTCGGGGTAAGTTGGCTGCATTGTGTGCTCCGATGCGGTGAAAACGTGCAGTGTAACACGGCAATAATTTGCAGGATAGTGGTTTGCGTCCAGAATGTCCGGCATACCTTCGGGTCAGCAATCGGGCTGGAACCCGCATGAATACTGGGCTTGCGGCATGGCTCAATAGTCAGTAGTTGCGCTCGTAGAAAAACTAACACACTTGACCTTATTTGATTAAAGAGGGTTAGCTAAAGAAGGGGTTAGCTCACCCCCCAATAAAAACACAAGCCCATATATATAAGTATTTCTATTAGATAGATTATTAGTTATTGAGTGGGGCTGGGACGCTAGCATTCATGCGGGTTAGCGGGCGATTGCTGGCCCGCAGTTTTGTTGGACTATTGTCTGATGCCATTTTTTTGGTTCATAGGTGAAACGGGGACGGTGTCCCCGTTCCGAACAGCTTAGCGGCTGACTGCTTTCCACACCTTGCGCCATGATGCGACCAGCTCTTGCTGCTGCATCCACTTAGCCAGCGCCTCGTCGGTGGCGAAGGCAGTCTCGTCCCCGTCTGCATCAATGACTGAGGCGATCCAGTAGTTGGCCCTGCGCTTGCCCAGCGGGTACTGGGTCTTGAGGGTGTAGTCTTTGCCGCCGACGGTGATCGTGCCGGTGTGGGTGACTTGTTTCATGGTAGCTCCTTGGTGAACGGGCAAGATTGCCCCCGCAGCCCTGCACGCAAGGCTGGGAGAGTTTCCTCAGATGATTCGGATTTGACGGAACCGGGGTGTGCCCACTTTGATGACACGACGACGGATGACACGCAGGGTGTGCTTGATGTTGCGGACTTGCATGATGGACTCCTTGGACAAGAAACGGAACAGCGGCCCAACCTCTCGGTCAGAGCCGCCATGAAAAGAACGGGGACAGTGTCCCCATTGATCAGATCGAAGCGAGCAGCTTGCGACGCTGAGCTGCAGTCATCTTGCCGATGATGCGCAGCGCCTGTGCAACGAGATCGACCTCGGTCTTCCCAGAACTCTGGTAGATGTCGGCCAGCAATCTCTGCAGCGCCTTCCTTGCTGCCTCGTAGCCGACACTGTCCGAGTCCAGCACCATCGAGCCTGCGGCCTTGCCTGCTCCTGCGACCACGGACACACCGTAGAACTTTGCAACCATCGGCAGCAGCACGACCCTACCCTTGTCGGCGCTCCGAGGTAAGCCCTTGCGGAGCTTGACCACCTCGGCCAGATACACGGCGTGCTGGGCTTGGGCTGCGCGCACTGCATTGAGTGCCTTGTTAACGTTGGCTTGCATTACATACTCTCCTTGAGAATGGGGACAGTGTCCCCGTTGGTTGATACATGGCGTGTGTGCCATGTGCGGTATCGGTGTGGCTTCTGCCTCATCGATATCTAAATCTTACTTATGGGGGGTTTTGGGAAGGTCGTGGAGCAGCCCCATATCCAGACCCCACCGTACCCCCACCCCCAGCTATGGCAGCATGATGTGCGTAGCTAGATGAACACTGTTTTGCACCCACCCCCACCACTTCTGTAATACCTCCTTACTACTTTTCACTCTCCCCAAAAATTTCTACAAAAATTGCAAACAACTTTTGTCTAATGTTAGACACACCCAGACAAAAAAAAGACCCCGCCGGTTTCCCAGCGGGGCACAACGGGAAGCAGTGTTCCCAAGGAGAAGCAGATGACTTGCGACAACTGCCAAAACAAGTGTATATTACGAAGCATCGGTAAGCAAGGGCTCACGCCTAAACCCGCACATGCTTGAACACCTGATCAGTGACGACCTCGACCCGACCATATTTGATGGTCCGCCCACAGGTTTTACTGCTTTGGATAAAGCCACGCCCGAGCAACTCATCGACGCACAGGCAGAGACCACGCAGTGGCTAAATGAGTTAGGACTCACTGACTCCAAGGTGGACGATCAGGCAGCAGCGGCCACGGCCCGCAATGCATTTGCTGCATTGACCAACGGCACAACCCCGGCCAACATCCATACCGCGCTTACCTCCATGAAGACGCCCGTTGCTGTGCAGCGGCTGGTGGGTATGCTCACGGCATATGACTGGGAATTTGTACAGCAGGCCAAGGAGATTCGTGGGTACACGGTGGCCAAGCTAATTGAAGAGACGGAAAGCCCGAACGCCAACATACGGCTCAAAGCCCTTGGGCTTTTGGGCAAGGTCACGGAAGTTGGGTTGTTCACTGAGAAGGTCGAGATCAAGAAGACCGATCTGACGGAAGACGAGATCGACAAGAAGCTCAAGGAGAAGCTAGCCAAGTTCATGGGTGTGACCGACGCCAGTTACACCGACGTGGAAGAGAAGCCGCAGACAGATGACGACGAGCCCACCACTGACGCCTGAGCAGGCCAAGGCGCTGCTTATGAACATGAGCAAGCTCTCTCTTGAGGAGAAGCTTGAGGCGTTGGAGTTGCTCAACAAGTCAGAGGAGCACAAGAAGCGTACGCTGGCGCGAACCGACATGATTGAGTTTGCCAAGTCGGTGTATCCGGGCTTTAAGGTGGGGCCCCACCACAGGAAGCTGGCGCGGATTTTTAGCGATGTTATTTCCGGCAAGAAGAAGCGCGTAATCATCAACATCGCGCCGCGTATGGGCAAGTCCGAGTTTTCGTCCTACCTGTTCCCGTCTTTCTTTTTGGGGAACTTTCCGGAAAAGAAAATTATTATGGGCACACACACGGCAGGGTTATCTGAGGACTTCGGACGCCGGGTCAGGAACTTGATTGACAGCGATGACTATAAAGAGTTGTTTGCGCAGACCAAGATTGCCGACGACCAGAAAGCTGCGGGCAAATGGTCGACCAGCGCGGGCGGGCAGTACTACGCCGCAGGCGTTGGGGGCGCTTTGGCAGGACGGGGTGCGGACCTGTTTGTGATTGACGACCCTCATTCGGAGCAGGACGTAAAGGCAAACTCCCGGCTGGCGTTCGACACTGCGTGGTCGTGGTTTCAGACCGGCCCGCTGCAGCGCCTGATGCCCAATGGTGCGATATTGATCATCATGACCCGGTGGGGCAAGCTCGACCTGACGGGCCGCTTGCTGGATTACCAGACCAAGAATCCGGACTCCGAGCCTTGGGAGGTGGTGGAGCTTCCGGCCATCTTGCACGAGGACACCGAGAACGAGAAATCCCTTTGGCCAGAGCAATGGCCGTTGGAGACGCTCAAGCAAAAGAAGGCCGCCCTGGACCCGCAGTATTGGAACGCCCAGTACATGCAGAACCCGGTTTCAAACACAGCCGCCATCATCAGCAGAAAGCTCTGGCGCATCTGGGAGCCGGACGAGCCGCCCAAGTGTGACTACATTATTCAGTCGTGGGATACGGCCTTTGAGGCCAAGACGAGCGCCGACTACAGCGCCTGCACCACATGGGGCGTGTTCTACAACGAGGAAGAAGACGACAAGGCGCAGGTTATTCTTTTGGATGCGTTCAAGGACCGGATGCAGTTTCCTGAACTTAAGGCCGTGGCGCTCAAGCACTACAAGGAGTGGGAGCCTGACGCGTTCATCATTGAGAAGAAAGCCGCCGGGGCACCGCTGATCCAAGAGCTGCGCAAGATGGGCATCCCTGCGCAGGAGACAAACCCCAGCCGGAACAACGACAAAATCTCTCGGGTCAACGCCATCGCGGACCTGTTTGCCTCTGGGATGGTCTGGTGCCCAGACACCCGGTGGGCCCGGGAAGTGATCGAGGAGGTGGCGTCGTTTCCCAACGGAGACAATGACGACTACGTGGACACCACGTCACAGGCACTGCTACGATTTAGGCAAGGCGGTTTTATCGCGCTCGACAGCGACGAGAAAGACGAGCCTCGGTTTTATAGACGCCGGGCGCGGGCGTATTACTAAGGACACAAAATGGCCACAAACATCGACAAAGCGCTTTACAGCGCCCCCACCGGCATCAAGGAGCTTGCGCAAGACGAGGAGCCCATCGAGATTGAGATCATTGACCCGGAGGAGGTCAACATCAACGCGGGGGACATGGAGCTGTCCATACGCCCGGACGGCGAGGACGAGGACTCGTTTGGGGCCAACCTTGCCGAGGAGCTTGACGAGGGGGAGCTGGCCATACTGGCAGGCGACCTGTCGGAGAACATCAAAAACGACCTTGGCTCACGCACAGAGTGGGAGAAGTCCTACGTGCAGGGTCTAAAACTTCTCGGACTTCAGTACGAGGAACGCACAGAGCCGTGGGATGGTGCGTGTGGGGTGTTTCACCCGATGATCACGGAGGCGGTTGTCAGGTTCCAGTCCGAGAGCATTACAGAGACCTTCCCGGCACAGGGCCCCGTCAAGACCAAAATTCTTGGCCAGCAGACGCCAGAGAAGAACGAGGCTGCAGACCGGGTGCAAGACGACATGAACTACGAGCTGACCGAGGTCATGCGCGAGTTCCGGCCAGAGCATGAGCGGATGCTGTGGAGCCTCCCGGCCACCGGCTCGGCGTTCAAGAAAGTCTATTACGACCCCAATCTCGGGCGGCAGGTCAGCATGTTTGTGCCCGCCGAGGACATCATATTGCCCTACGGGACGACGGATCTGGACACCTGCTACCGTGTAACCCACACCCTCAGAAAAACAAAAAGCGAGATTATCAAGCTGCAGCAAGCTGGGTTCTACCGCGACATCGAGCTGCCAGACCCAGACAAGAGCAAGACCGACATCCAGCAGGCCAAGGACAAGGAAACGGGCTTTTCTGACCTGAACGACGACCGCTACACCCTGTACGAGAGCCATGTTGACTTGGTGGTTAAGGGCGACGAGCACACGCAGGTCGACGAGGACGGCAAACCGCTGGAGATCACGCTGCCGTACGTGATGACGGTGCTTAAAGGCAGCAACGATGTGCTGGCTATCCGCAGAAACTGGGAACAAGACGACAAATTGTGCTTAAAAAGGCAGCATTTTGTGCATTACCAGTACATTCCGGGCTTCGGGGCGTACGGGTTTGGACTTTTTCACCTGATCGGGGGCTACGCCAAGAGCGCAACGAGCATCATGCGCCAGTTGGTGGACGCAGGGACGCTGTCGAACCTGCCCGGAGGGCTGAAAACCCGTGGTTTGCGGATCAAAGGCGACGACACCCCCATCGCACCGGGTGAATTCCGGGACGTGGACATCTCCTCGGGGGCCTTGCGGGACAACATCCTGCCCCTGCCGTACAAAGAGCCTAGCGCCGTGCTGGCAGCTCTCATGGACAAGATCGTCGAGGAGGGCCGCAGGTTTGCCGCAACGGCAGATATGAAGGTCAGCGACATGTCTGCGCAGGCTCCCGTGGGCACAACGCTGGCTCTGCTGGAGCGGCAGCTTAAAGTCATGACGGCGGTCTCCGCCCGCTTGCACTTCTCGTTCAAACAAGAGTTGAAACTGCTGGCCGGGCTCATCCGTGACTACACGGAAGAGGACTACGACTACGACCCGGTCGACGCGCCGCGCAAAGCCAAGAAGTCGGACTACAGCCACGTCGAGATCATCCCGGTCAGCGACCCCAACGCGGCCACCATGAGCCAGCGCGTTGTCCAGTACCAAGCCGTGATCCAGATGGCGCAGATGGCCCCGGACATCTACGACTTGCCCAAACTGCACAGGGGGATGCTGGAGGTGCTGGGCATCAAGAACGCTGCTGAGCTGGTGCCGCTGGAGGACGACCAGAAGCCCAAAGACCCGGTCTCGGAGAACATGGCTGCGCTCAAGGGCGAGCCGCTCAAAGCGTTTCGGTATCAGGACCACGAGTCGCACATCAAGGTCCACATGTTTGCCATGCAAGACCCCATCGTCATGCAGCTTATTGGGCAGAACCCCAAAGCGCCGCAGATTCAGGCAGCGATGACCGCGCACATTGCCGAGCACGTTGGGTTCGCGTACCGTCAGAAAATTGAGCAGAGACTGGGGATGCCGCTGCCGCCACAAGACGAGAAGCTGCCGCCTGAGATCGAGCTGCAACTTAGCGCCATGATGGCCGAGGCTGCGCAGCAGGTGCTCCAGCAAAGTCAGCAACAAGCCGCGCAGCAGCAAGCTCAGCAACAGCAGCAAGACCCCCTCATCCAGATGCAGCAGCAAGAGTTGCAGCTACGCGGGCAGGAGCTGCAGATTAAGATGCAGGAGGCCCAGCTCAAAGAGAAACAGATGGCCGTCGAGGCTGCGGCCAGAGCCGACGAGCTGGAGCTAAAGCGTGAGGAGCTGACCGCCCGTATGCAGTTGGAGGGCACCAAGGTGGCGGCCAAGGTTCGGTATGACACCGAGCGGCTGGCCGCTGAGCAGCAGCGCGACGGCGTTCGCATGGGCGTCGATATTGCCAAGAGCAGAGATCAGATTGCTGCACAACGGGCGCAGCAGCAACAAAAGGAGAAACCAGCTAAATGATCCAAGATTTCGCACGCGTACTGCGCGAGAAGTTACGCACCGACATGAACAACTACGCCGATGACTTGGCAGGCGGAGCATGTCGCAGTTTTGACGAGTACCAAAAACTCTGCGGTGTTATTCAGGGTCTAGCCACCGCAGAGCGTCACCTCCTTGACCTTGCAAAGAAAGTTGAAGAATCCGATGAGTGAAATCCTCTTGCCCCCCGGCATTAGTTTGCCGCCCACCATCCAGCCAAAACACGCGCCTGCACCCGAGGCCGCGCCAGAGGAAAAGGCAACGAGTTTGCCTCGACCGACCGGCTGGAAACTGCTGTGTATCGTGCCCGATGTGTCTGAAAAGCTTGACGGCACGGACTTGGACTTGGTTAAACCCACGTCCTTACTCAAACAGGAAGAACACGCGACCACCGTGCTGTTCGTCTTGGATGTCGGCCCCGATGCCTATAAAGATCAATCCAAGTTCCCCAACGGCGCTTGGTGCAACAAGGGCGATTTCATCTTGGTGCGTACCTATTCCGGCACGCGGTTCAAGATTTTTGGCAAAGAGTTTCGTCTGATCAACGACGATCAGGTGGATGCAGTGGTGCAAGACCCTCGCGGTATTACCCGCGCATAAGGAGCAATCATGGCAAACGAATTCAAGTTTCCAGACGAGAAGGAAGACGATTCCAAGATTGAGATCACGACTTCAGAAAGCGAAGTCGAGATTGATATTGTTGATGACACCCCCGAGCGCGATAGAGGCCGCAGGCCCCTTGACCGGGAGGTAAACGACCCAACCGACGACGAGTTGGACACATATACAGACGGCGTCAAAAAGCGCCTCAAAGAGCTGACCCACGCCCGTCATGACGAGCGCCGTGCCAAAGAGGCACTGGCGCGGGAGAAAGCGGAGCTTGAGCGGTTGGCGCAGGCTATGGTCGACGAGAACAATCGACTCAAGCAGTATGTACACAACGGCACCCAGCAGTATGTCTCGATGGCGCAGCAGGCGGCAGAGGCCAAGCTGGAGAAAGCCCGCCGAGACCTAAAAGCGGCGCAGGAGGCATTTGATACTGACGCGATTATTGCTGCCCAAGAAGCATTGGCTGAAGCCAAATGGGAATCTCAAAGCGCAAAAAATATGCGCCCACCCACTTTACAACAGCCGCAAGAAGATGTACAAAGGCAACAACCGCAACCTGAAACGGTACGCGCCGACGAAAAAACACTGCGCTGGCAGGCAAAAAACCAGTGGTTCGGCTCCGACGGGTTTGAGGAAATCACCAGCTACGCACTAGGGCTGCATCAAAAACTAGTTGCAAACGGGTATGACCCGCGAACTGATGAATATTTCGAGCAAATAGACGCTCGCGTACATTCCAAGTTCCCAGAGCTTTTTGGGGGCGCGGAAGAAAAGCAACGGTCGCAAGGTTCTTCCACGGCACCGGCTAGAAAACCTGCATCTGTTGTGGCTCCGGCCAGTCGTTCGACTGGCCCAAGAAGGGTTGCGCTTACGCCCACGCAAGCTGCGTTGGTTAAGAAGTTCAATCTCGATCCGCAAAAGTATGCACAGGAAGTTTTGAAACTGGAGGCCCAAAATGGTTGAAGCTCAAGATCGCACCGCCCGTGACCTGAAGTCACGCGATAAATCCGCTCGCGCTGTGTATACACCGCCGAGCAACTTGCCTGATCCAACACCTGAGCCGGGGTGGGTTTACCATTGGGTTGGTACTCATATCCTCGGGCAGGCAAATCCCACCAACGTATCTCAGAAGATGCGTGAGGGTTGGGAGCCGGTGAAAGCGACAGACCATCCAGAACTGATGCTCTTGGGTAATGAGAAAACTGGCAACGTGGAGATTGGCGGCTTAATGCTTTGCAAAATGCCGACCGAGCGTTTCCGCGCCCGTCAGGAGTACTACAACCGACAGGCTCAGGGACAGATGGACTCAGTGGATAACCACTTTTTGCGTAACAATGACCCGCGTATGCCGCTGTTTTCGGAGAAGAAATCCTCCACGACACGGGGTGCCGGGTTTGGTTCTGGTTCAAAGTAACAAGGAGTCCTTAAATGGCATCAGTAGCAGCCCCCTACGGGCTTAAGCCCGTAAATCAGTTGGGTGGCACCCCATATGCAGGTGCAACCCGTA